TCCACCATCGTCAAGACCGTGCTTGGGGTTGTAAAGAAATTTATACGGACAGAGTTTACAGGAATTTTAGTCATCATCACAACGATAGTGGAGAGCATTAAGACGGTTATCAACGGATTGAAAACGACCTTTAACGGGATTATCACGTTCATTACTGGGGTATTTACAGGGAACTGGAGGAAAGCGTGGGAGGGCGTAAAAGGAATCTTCAAGGGAATCTTTGAGGCATTGTCGGGACTTTGCAAGACGCCCATCAACGCCGTAATCACTCTCATCAATAAAGCCATCAGCGGCATTAACGGGATATCCGTGGATATTCCGAAAGGGATTCCGGGAGTGGGAGGAAAACATATCGGTTTTCATATCCCGACGATTCCTGCACTGGCAAAAGGTACACCGGACTGGAAAGGAGGAATCGCCCAGATTAACGAGAAGGGCGGTGAGATTGTAGACCTTCCGAAAGGCTCAAGGGTATATCCTCACGATCAGAGCCTTGCGATGGCAAAGAGAGAATCGCTGACGGTGAGAAGCGAAAGCCGGAACGAATCAAAGAGCAAAAACATCAACATCACAATCCCGAAACTTGCGGACAAGATTATCGTGAGGGAACAACAGGACATTGATGAGATTGCAGAGGCAATGGCGAACAAACTGAGAGATACGGCAATCAATATGCCGGAGGACATCGTGACAGCTTAAAAGCGCAACTTAATCAAGGGATGACTGAGTTGTGACTAAGCTGTGACTTAAGCTGCATGAAAAAGAAAGGACGGTGAGACGCATGGAGATATGGCTGAAACAGGACGATGAGGAATTGCGGCTGCCTATCCTGCCGAGCGAGGTAGGGATGAGCATGGAGCAGGACAACAAGACGGAAACGGTCAACGCAAAAGGCGAGGTCAATCTGTTGGGACTTCCCAAACTGGGGACGGTACAGATTGAGTCTCACTTTCCTGCGAATGAAATGTATTACGACCAGTATAAAGGATATCCGGAGCCTGTCGAGTGCGTCGAACTGATTAAGCAGATGAAACGAAACGGCGTGATACAGCTTATCATCACGCCGATTATCGACTGCAAGGCAACCATCGAACAGTTTGAATACAAGTATCAGGACGGCACCGAAGATATTTATTTTACGTTGCAGCTTAAACGCTACAAGAAGATAAAAAAGCGAAGTACCAAGAAATATAAACAGGTATCCGTCACGGTAAAAAAGGGAGACACGTGGGCGAAACTGGCAAAAAAGTACACCGGTTCCAGTTCGAACGCAAAGAAAATTGCGAAACAAAACGGCATGGGAAATAAAAAGACGCCGCCCATCGGCAAGAAGGTGGTGATTAAACCATGAAGGTAAAGTGGACAAAGAAAAGCAATGGAAAGACCTTTGACATCACAGACGCCGTGACGCAGATCACATGGAGCGGTTCGGTCTCGCAGGCGGCACGTAAAGCAACCGTGAGCGTGTTAAACGCTCCAAACGACAGCAACATACAGAAACTAAAGCTAAATCTGGCAGTCGGGGATATCATCGAACTGCATTTAGACGGCGAACTGCTTTTCTATGGAGAGATACAGACAAGCGAGAAAAAGGGAGAAATCGGCACCGTGACATATAACGTCACGGATTTGCTGGGGCATCTCATGAGGATAAAGCACAAGGCAAAATACAAGAAAAAGACAGCGGAAAAAATCACGGCAGCACTTTGTCAAAAGTACGGCATCAACACAGGGGAAATCGTCGCCACAAAGAAAGTGCTCAACAAAGTGATTGCAGACGACACAAGCCTTTACGATACCATCATGCTCGCCTACACCAAAGCGTCACGAAGAACGTTTAGACAGTACATCTGCTACATGAGGGGAAAGACGCTTTTCGTTTCGGAAAAGGGGACGGTCGTGTCCGGCTTTACACTGGACGAAGAAAGAAACATTGTTTCTTCATCGTACGAAGAAAGTATTGAAAACATGGTCAATCAGGTGCGTATATACAACTCCAAGGGGAAACAGGTGGGAATCGTCAAAAATGCATCGGGTATCAAACGATACGGACTGTATCAGGAAGTCTACGAGAAAGAAAAGGGAGTCAACGCAAAGACCGCCGCCAAAAATATGTTTGCCGGCGTGCAGAAAAAAATAAACATCAGCGTCACAGAGGGGAACAAAAACTGCATTGCCGGAAACGGCGTTGTAGTTTCCGACAGTGCAACAGGACTGGACGGACTGTTTTGGATAGACAGCGATACCCACACATGGGAGGGAGGACGCTACACCATGAGTTTAGAACTGAAATTTAAGAATGTCATGGACAGAAAGACATCGTAAGGAGGGGCATATGAATCCATACGAACAGATGATTAAGACCATGAGGGAACAGGGAAAAACGGGAAACTCTTACGGCATGAGAATCGGTGTGATGAAGTCCGCCTCTGTCTGCATGATAGATACGTTGGAACTGGACGAGGACGATTTACTTGTCGCCGAACATCTATCCACGGGATACCAGAGCAAAGACGGCTTTGTGAAACCATTAAAAAAGGGGGATACGGTTCTGATACAGAGAATCAATGAAGAACAATATGCCATTATAGAAAGGCTGGTGGAATTATGAGTCTATTTCCTGCATACATCGAAGATGATGACGTTCTGGAAGAATACGAGGAGGAGGCATCTATCCCGAAAGAGTTTGGCATTAACTTCGCCACGGGGCAGACTACGGGGACGGTCGTGGAAAAGTTAGAGGCAATCAAAGTGTGGTGCTACTTCGCTTTGCAGATAGCCAGATACCGCTTTTTCATCTGCGATGATGACTACGGCAATGAACTGGAAGATCTGTATGGAAGACGGTACAGTCAGGAACACATCAAAATCGAGGCGGCAAGAATGATAGAGGAGTGCCTGTCTGAAAACGAATATATCACGATGGTGAAAGTGTCCGATGCGGAGTATTCCGGCGGAAGACTGAAAGCAAACATCACCATAGACACGGTTTTTGGCAGTGACACGGGGACATACGAAACGGAGGTGGATTGAGTTGTATGAGAACAAAGACAAGGACACCATATTGGAGGAGATGAGGGAGAGAGTCAGCGGTGACATCAGCACGGGCGAGGGGACACTTGTCAACTTTGCACTCGCTCCCGCAGCGGCAGAGCTGGAAGAAATCTATTACGAGATGGGGGTAGCCGATGAGAACGGAAGTGCGCTGACCTGCGACAGGGAACATTTGATATTAAAGGGGCAGGAGGACAACATACCCATCAAGACGGCGACTGCCGCCGTATGGCTTGCCACGTTTAACGAAGATTTTGACATCGGGGAACGGTTTGAGTGCGGCGACTTGACCTTTATCAGCACGCAGAAAGTGAGTGATGGCAAGTATTATCTGGAGTGTGAAACGCTGGGAAGTGCCGGAAACGTAAAGCCGGACGAAGAACTACTGTCCATCGACTTTATCAGCGAGACACTTGAGGGGGAATTGACGGAACTGATACAGGCGGCTGCGGATGATGAGGATACCGAGGTCTACAGAGAAAGATATCTTGCAGAAAAAAAGATTGAAAACAACGGCACCGGAAACAGGGCGTGGTACAAAAACGAAATCACGGGTATCATCGGAGTGGCAGCGGTGAAACTGGCACGGGTGACAAAGACGAGAAAGAGAATTGACGCCTATATCCTGTCATCAAGCTGGGGTGTACCAAGTGACGAAGTCGTGTCCGTGGTACAAAATACCATAGATCCACTATCCTCACAGGGAGACGGCGAGGGGCAAGCCCCGTTTTGGCATGTGGTAGACGTGCATCCGGTGGCGGCGAAAAGCATCACCATCGGGGCAAAGATAACGCTACAGTCCGGCGTAGCCTACGAGGACATCAAAGAGGATATCGAGGCGGCGGTTGACGCCCTGTTTATCGAGTTAAATAAGACATGGGAAGATGAGGAATATCTGACCGTGAGGGCGTTGCGTGTCGCCGAGGCGATAGGAAGTGTCTCCGGCGTGGTGGACGTGCAGGATTTGACGCTGAACGGCGAAGAAAACAATCTGACGCTGGGAGCGTATGAAATACCGGTAAGGGGGGATATCCATGTTGTATGATTATCTGCCGCCCGTGATAGGCAAGATAAAGGAGATGCAGGAAATTACGAACGCCGAACAGCCGGAGTTTGATTTTCTGGCAGAGGAAACAGACAGGATACTTGCCAATATGTATATCCTGACGGCAGACGCCGAAGGGATAGCCAGATTTGAGGAAATACTGGGAATCACGCCGACATCGGGGGAAAGTCTGGAAGACAGAAGAATCAACGTCCTGTCCAAAAACAACAAAAGAAAAGTCACGACAGCACTGTTAGAGGGGATTTTATCAAACTACGCATCATCTACGGAAATCATGAAAGATTATGACAATGATGAGTTAAAGATAGTCCTTAATTCTGACGCAGGGAGCTTGCAGACCATCTATGATGTGCTGGACGAAAAGATACCGCTTAATGTGTATTATGATTTCCTGCTGCAAAGAAAAGAAAAAATCAATATTGGAATATCCAGTAAAGTATATCAGCTTTACGGAAGAATCTGTGGTGATGAAATCAACTGCGGAAATGACAACCAAATAACAACGATTACCGATACCGCCTGTGATGTCAACATAGGCGGTATTTGTAGTATAGAACGCCCTGTGATGTGTGGTGAGACGGTGTGCGGCGCAGCATATGGAGAGATGGCGATGCCGTCCATATTGCTGGAAAGCATGGAAGAAATCTCGCTTGAGCAAAAATACACTGCATCAAGTACGCCGTACGTCATGAGTGGAGATAAGTATTCAGGAGAGGAGGGATAAACGTGTTAAAGGATGAACTGATAGCGTACGCCAAGCAGATTATCAAACGGGCAACATACACCATCGGCGGAAAGACATACGATGCCAACATCGGGCAGATTGTGAGCCAGACAGACGGTTTTACGGTCTACATCTATGCAGATGACGCCATCAACGGAAAGATTACGAACGCAAGTCTTTACGATGTCAACAACAAACTGTTGGTGAGCCGCGCCTATAACACCACAAAGGACACAACGGCAACAACGACGATAGGGATTAAGTTCACCTTTTCGGTGACAGAAACAGACAGTTAGGAGGGTTAGAAAATGTATGATTATATTGCGTTCACAGACAAACGCTGGGAGAGAAACAACACTTACAGAGAGACTCAAAACGCAGACGGAACCGTCACGGAAACACCAGTTACCGGAGAAGTCATTGAACCGGGAACGCCACTGAATAAGACAACCTTTGACATTCTTGACCACGGCATCAATGCAGCAATCATTATGTGCGACCTGTTGGCGGTACAGATGTTACAGGTACAGAGAGATTTGGCAAACACCTACATCGAGACGGGGAACGTTACGGTATCCACGTCGGAGGAATATCCGTTTAACAATGCGACCGCCACGGCGGCACTGAAAACAAAGAGGAACACGCTTGATTATATGGTAATCCCGTACTGTGATGAGACGGTACAGGGACGAAGAATACTGGTAAAGGACAGACAGCTTAACGGTTTTAAAATCGAGGTGGAAGACTGTCCGAAAGCAGGAATCACCGTGAAATATTATGTGATAGGAGGAATGTATGATGTCTAAGAAAATCAACGTCGTGGAGAAAAACGAGGGGAAGAAAATCGGCTATGAAGTATCCGGCACAACCCTTTGGATTGGTGACACCATCGCCATCAATCTCGCAAAGTACCAGATTGATACAGAGGTGACAAAGGATATCTGTGTTGATGAGGTAGGGAATCTTGTGATGGGGTTGGGAAAGAACTACGTGGCACAAGTAACTATACCGGCAAAAGAATATGATTACGTCCAAGAGGAAAACGAAGACGGTGAAACACAGACCGTACAGAAAGAAAAGGATTTTGACGTATCAAAATGCACGCTGACACTTTGGAGCATAGAGGAGGTATTGATCAATGAGTAACTATGAGGATTTAAAGTCACAGGCAAGACAGAAAATTATTTTAAACGATTTGGGATATCCGTCCGTATTTGAGGAGTATCCGCTGGTGTATCTGGATGAGTTGGGGATTGGCTCAGTACACACGCCGCACCCGGCGTTTAAGATTAACGACAAAGTATTGTCAAAAATCTATCTGCCAAGTTACATCGCCACCGTCAAGAACGGCAGGGCGTACAGTCTGCCAAATCAGACACCTGCCGTCAATGTCAACTTTGACACGGCGAAAGCGTACTGCGAGAAAAACGGCGCAGGATTCCATCTGATGACGGCGGCAGAGTGGGGACTGGTACATAATATGCTGACGGCGGCAGATATCCACCCGCGAGGCAACACGTCATACGGCAAGAGTCACATCAATACTTACGAAAAAGGCGTGATGTGCTCCGATAATGCAAAGACGCTGACAGGCACCGGAGACAAATCATGGTCAACGGATATGCAGGGAGGCGGCATCAACGACTTTGTCGGAAATGTATCAAAGTGGTGCGGAGGCGCAAGGCTGGTTGATGGAGAGATACAAGTGATAGCTGACAATAACGCAGCAATCACAGGGACAGACCAGACAGCAGGCAGCAGTGCATGGAAGGCAATCTTAGAAGACGGAACACTGGTAGCACCGGGGACAAGCGGGACGCTCAAGTTTAGCTATTCCACAACGGCATCGAGTGCATCAAGCAACTTCTATGTTTCGACAACGCTGGACAACACGCAGACAGATGACGGTGCATACGGACAGATTGACTTTGCAAGCATGAAGGTCAAGAGCGGCGTCACCATCCCGGACATTTTAAAAGCACTAGCTTTCTATCCGATGGGAACAAGTACGACAGGACATGGAAACTTCTACATGCGCACGAACGGAGAGCGCTTGCTCTCCCGTGGCGGCGATTACGGCGATGGTGCGCATGCCGGTGGGGCTTACGGCTCTTTCAACTGCGCTCGTTCCGATGCCTATGCGCGCGTTGGGTTTTTCTGCGCTTATTATGATCCGCAGGATCTCAAGTAACCTGTATCCTGTGGGTGCGTCCGAGAGGACGCACCGAGTGAGGTGACATATGCAAAGAAATTTCAGAGCAAATGCAAAA